ACCACCAGGCATCCTTTTCTTGATGTCATCCTTAGACTCTAGCCTCTTCTTGTCTTGGGCATCGTAGCTGTAGGTTGGTGTTGCGAGCTCAGTCTTAAGGTCATCGTCATTGGGTATCGCGCCACCAGACTCTATCCACTGCTTCATTTTGTACCACATCTCAGTACGCTTATTGAAATACTCGTTTGAATCAGCCTTGCCGCCAAAGTGAACCTCGATGACATCAAAGCCCATCTGCCTAAGCTTATCGATGACACCTGCACCTGCACCACTGTCGATGAACACACCATCAGGCTTGTGCTGTCGTATTGTCTCAGCCACCTTGTTAGCCAGCGACATATTATCTATCTTGGTGTAAACGACAGGGTCATAAGCCTGCAAGCCCTGCCGCCTCTGGATCACTGACCTGTCATCGCCAAATCGCGCAGGATCAACGCCAATGATCACAGGTGCGTAATCCATCTCTGACTGAGCGTAAAGCCTGTCTGCGGCAGTGTGGCAGTCTGTTAGGCTAATTAGCTGTGATTCCCCACCAGCCGCGAAGTCGCACATGAACTCTCGATTGAAAGCTTCCTCGCTCATTTCATCCTTGAGCCGCGCAACCTCGGTAGTCGGCAGAGCGTCTGTTTGATACACAGTGTACAAAGCTCTACCCCAATCTTCCCTTCCCCTTGCCGCGAAGTAAAGCTTGCTGAATAAATTGATGCCCTTTGGTGTGCCGATAAACCATGCCCAACCAAGTCTGTCTGACAGTGCTGGCTGTATTATGTCCTCCCATACCTCTGGCTTGAATTGAGCCACCTCGTCCAATACACAGCCATCCAGACGCACACCACGCATGCCATCGGGATTGTCAGCACCGTAAATTCTGATGATTGAACCGTTGTGTGGAAACCGAACGAATAACTCAGACTCGTTGATGATAACCGCACCAAAAGGTACGAGTGGCGCAACCATCTGCTTGAGTCGTGACCATGCAATGATCTTCGCCTGCTTCAGCAATGGCGCAACGTAGAAGTAAAGGGCCATTTCTAGCTCTGTCTTTACCGCGCTATCGAGAAGTTTTTTAAGCCCTAGCTCTGTCTTTCCTGCTCGTCTGTGTAGAACTAGAACCAAGAAGCGCACCTTGATTTTAGCGCACAGCTTCTGCCACTCTCGGAGAGGAAAACCAAAGCGAACGTTCTTAGTCGTCAAATTCAGATACGACACTTATGTTCATCGTCCCTTCGGTCTTGGTGTCTTGCTTATCGTGATACCCATGCTTGCCCAAAAGAAGCTTTGCGATGGTCGGATTAAGGTCGCCAAGAAGCGAACCATTGAACGTGACAAGCTCTTGTTTCTCGTTGATTGCTTGTAATATGTCCGAAAACTCCCCTTTACCTTCCTCGGCCCACAAGTATAGAGTTGACCTGCTTCGGTTTAAAACACTGCAAAGCCCTACCACTGATGGCACAGCATGCCCATGCTTGTGGTATTGGTCGATGTACTTCCATGCGTCCCTTTCTACTTCCTTACTCCATGTGGTTGGTCTAGCCATACCCTATCCCTCTTTGTAAACCTTACGCCATCGCGCAGGTGTTGTTGCACGTTTCTTGTATAAGCAGATGTCTCTAATTGTACACTCACTTACTTCTGGAAAACGCTCGTTAATTTCCTTCAAGGCTTGGCCCTGTTCTTTCAGTTGTCGCATCAGTTCGACATCGGCATCGCTTATCTTCGCCTTGTGGTGATGCTCACCGATGGGATGACCGTAATCAGAAACAGGTACATAAACTATTCGCAGTTTCTTTTTCTGGATACTCTTTTTGCCTGTTACTTTTCTGGTCATGGTCGCACCCTATTTGTAGTCTGCTGGCAGTGTCGCTACCGATATGCCGTTGTCATCACACCATAGCCTCATAGATAGTGGTGATACGTCACCCATCGATTCAACGCCCATGTTCTTTTTGATCGCATGCCAGAGCCAATCATCCAGATACCTTCGCTGTAGTTTATCCCAATACTCTCTGCCACCCACTGCGCTCTCACCTTTTTGGTGCTGTAGGGTGTGGTGATTGTGACAGCCTGGTATCGCGCTAAACTCTGGCTTGATTCCTGTCCCTGCACCGTTAGCCACCCTGCGAACGTGCATAGCGACCACATCACCACCACAGACACCAAACTCTTTTACCGCGCACGACTGCTGTCTTATCCACTCGAGGAATGCCTTGTCGCCACCGAGTACCTCTCTCACTCTTGGGTTGTTGAAGAAGCTGGATAGGCGTAAGGCCCTTGCCTCAAATCCGTACTGGTGCTTAGGCTTGGCTGGCTCAATCTTTTGCGCTGTGTTGACATCAGCCATGGCAACCGCAACCTGTCTGCCGATCTTACCCATCAACCCTGCGACCATCCCTGCATTTTCCAGAGGTATTGCCAAGCTCACAATTGCCTCGTTCGTACCAGCCCGAGTGCGAACAGCATCGATTGTCATTACCACCGCTTTATCGTTCATAGCTTAATCACCTCGCCCCCATTTTTCTTAAACTCTTCTAGTTCCGACTCAATCCGTTCTGAAAGTTTGTGCTTCTTGTGCTTACTGACCTTTTTGTGTTCAGAATGAACCACATTGAATCTTTTATGTTCTTCAATCCTATTCTTTTTAGCATTTCTTAAATGACATCCACACGATCTTTTGCTTGTCCACCCGCCATGTAGCGATCTAGTTTTAACAGTTAATACCGAACCGCACCTACACCTGCAGTCGCAGTATTTTTCGTTGTCTTGAATAAACGGCTTGCCTATCACTGTAAGCCACCCGCACTTGTCTCCAATCTTTGGATCACCCTTACCCTTGCTCATCGTACTCTCCAATAGTAAACGCTATAAACTCAAAACCTTTTTTAACTTTCTCCTTGAGAATCGTTGCCTTGTAAATTCGACAGTCATCAAATTTGTAGTGCTTCTGGAGGATGTCCACAAACGGCTTGATCGGGTTGTCGAAGTCGCAACGAGGATTGCTGAATCCAAACATGAGAGTTATCTCAATCGGCCCTTCAGGGACATCCGATGGCTTGAAGCCCTGCATCGTCAGCGTAAGCAAGACATCACGCTCGTACTTCTTGTACTCTGGTGTCTTGAATCGCTTTCCCTTCCACGCCTGGTTGACCGACAGAGGCTTAATGTGAACGACCTCAAATCTGCTAGGAATCATAATCATCTTCCTGCCCTGTGCTCTCTGAGAGACTTCTCAATCTTGCTGAGTGCGACACACCAGTTGCTTGCGGCCCACGCCTTGTACGATGTTCGCCCATTGCCTTCCTCTGGCATGTTGTCTATCAGCATCTTTGTCATTTCTGGAGTCACCTTGCCCTGTGGAGCGCGGCGCATCATTGGGTTCATAATCATTTTAACCATGTCTTGCATTTTAACTTTCTCCTTTGGTTTCGCCTATCTTAGCCTTGATGTCGTAGAGGACATCTTTTCGTGTGTCGTAGCAGTTAGCATAATGTGTCTCACCAACAGCCACCAAAAGCTTGCAGTGGTTTGAGTGTAATCCTATCGCATTCGTTACCGCAAAGCAGATGACAACTCCCAACGCGAATGCAAATATTAGACCACCGACTGTCCTGCTGTGTTCGCTCTTCATAGGTCAAACACCCCTAGCTTTGCCGCGATCCATACAAGAATGATCCATATACCAAAAACTAATACACCCATCATAATCTCCCTCTTCACTTAAGAATTAAAAACTTGAATCGATTCGTTGGGTAGAGGCAAACTTCCATAGCGCGATCAGCACTACGCTCCTCTACTCTTCTTTTCATCATACGAGAACCAGTAAAGCCATTGATGTCTATCCATCGCGGCACATCCTGCATCCACTTTACAATAAACAACGCTGGTAAGCACATCGCTTCCGCGCATTCCTGCATCTTCGTGACCTTCTGCTTATCCAAGAACACTGTGTCGTATTGGTTTATGCGAACGTCTGGTCTGTGTCGAAACTCCGCGATGGCTACTGCCTTCTTGAATCCGTTGTCACCTGGCCTGGTTATCAAGTAATCAAACTTACTAAACTCAGGCATCATGATTACCCCAACCGACAACCTCTTCTCCAAAGCAAAAGCCACATCCTCTTCTACCCTTTTAGCTGTTTCTACGTTCCTGTTTGCGTTTATCATTTGGCCCTGCTCGATTTAACCAGGTTGATAACCATAACCCGATGCGATTTGATCGACTCACGATACTCTTCTGGCTGTTCCATGAGCCACTTCTTAAATTCTTCACCGCTCCTGATTCTCGCGGCCTTGGCGTTTAGCTGTGGGTCGTGCTTCATGAGCCACAGAATCCTGAATCACAGCCGAACATATCATCCTGTAGAGGCGAGTAATCACCCCCACCCCTGTCAGCCCTTTCTTTGACTTGGTGAATGCCTCTCGCACCACCCATCCGATGCGGCCTAAACATAAATTTTGACTTCCCGCTCTTTTTACCAACGCCTAACACAACCTCTAACTCATGTACCTTTTGAACGTCTGTGTCGGTTAGTGCTTGTAGGTCTTTAATCGTTGCGTTTACGCATGGACTGCACTCAAGCGACCTGTGGTGGAGTACCTCAAAGCCTGCCCTATCCAGCAACGCATCCCTATCAAATAAACTCATTTTTGCCAACGGACTATGCAAGGGCCTGCCACCATGATTTGGTGACTCATCTATCCAAACAGGCCAATCCTTTCTTCTTTCTGACTCAAGCCTCATCACACCCACAAGGCATGTAGCTTTCTTGAGTGGGTCAAAACTCTCCATCCACTCCATAGCAGGCTCAATCTTCAGTATGTAAGAGCAAAAAGCCATACCGTTTGCAGGAAATGCTTTTTTTCGTTTTGCCATTGACTCAAATCCTTCGCTTTCGATTGTGTGAAAAGTGCCGCCAGAAGCCTCAACCCATTGCTTAACTCGCTCAACCCGCTCTGGCCAATCATCAGATGACCACTTGGTGTCGCTGTATGCCGCATGAATTTCTGGTAGCTCTTGCTCAAAGGCCCATTGCAGTAGCGCGATTGAGTCGTTGCCGCAACTTGTGAATACAATATTCATACAGACCCCAAAGCATGGCGCATCTTGGCTAACTCTTCGCTTGCGGTTTCATCAGAACACCTTGTTGGTATCTCTGTCGCTTGCTCTGGCAACGCCTTCACTGGCTCAAAGTTTTGTTCGCTTCCAATGGTGTCATTCAACGCCTCCTCAAACTCTTCCTCGTACATGCCTTTGATCAGGGCCATGAGTTGGCTTGTTTGCAAATTCATCATCTTGTGGTGACCTATTCGTGATCGTATTCGGTAGCTAACAAGGTCAGTGTTCTTGTCTGTGAGTATCCTAGCCTGAGCCGCTTCGAGGGTCGGTAAGTCGCATGCAAGACGAAGGAACTCATTCAGCCTAGGTGTCCACTGGTTCAGATTCTCCACTCGCTCGATACCGCGATCTATTTGGTTCTGAGTAAGATAACCAATCTTGTTTGCCCACTTTTTTGCGGCAGTCTCGAGAGCATCGTCTGTCTTGAAGTTATTCGTAAACGACTGCTGAAAATTGATCGAGAACGACTTGAATACCTGACGAACCTTTTCGTGTGCGGCCTGTGTGATTTGAGTTTCTTCAAAGTCATTAGCTGTTGAGGATTGCACTGAGCGCATCGAACTTGCCATTATTTTTTGAATATCTTGTGCCATTATTTTTCTCCAATAGTTTTTCTGGAAATAAACCCATCCAGTTTTGTCTGATTGATTCGTCCACCGATGCCTGCTGAACATCGTGTGGGAATGTTGCCAGGTTCTCTGCCTGCTTTGGTGACTTGTACTTAGCAATCTTTCTGTCTGATCGATACTTCTGCCACTCTTCCCATGCCGTTAAATTCAAACCAACAATAGATTCATAATCAACAACTGGCGCATTTTTGCGCCTCTCTTTTACTTCTTTATCATTCTTATCATTCTTGTTAGTGGTTGGTTGCTGGTGGTTTGCTGGTGGTTTGCTGGTGGTTTGCTGGTTATTTTTCTGGTTACTGTCTTGGTAGTCATCGTAGTTAAGTACCGTAAACACTGAGTATTTGCTGAAAGCTTGCTGGTGAAGTTGTTGGTTGGTTTTGAAATGGTGAATGATCGCTCTCAGCTTATTCTCTGTTATGCCAATTTCGGCTGAAAGTTGCTTCCGACCCGAGGCAAATTGACCCCTTTTAATCTTCACGATCTGGTTGCCACACATCCACTCACCATCCTTGTGATTGGCCCTCATTAATAGGTGTACCCATGTCGCAACGTACTCTGGCTTAGAGTACCAAGCTGACTTCGTCATCTTCCTGTGTAATTTAATCCACCCTGCAGACACCGCAACTCTCCTAAATTTTGAGTTAAAAAAATGCCCACCCCTTGAGAGAGGTGAGCCAAATCACCATCGGAGGATAATGATCATGCCGCAGACTGCTCAAAGAAGTCATACGTTATTCGTTCGTCCACTTGGACTAGTTTGCGAATGGTTTTCCATCCTGCATTGCGATGTTTGTTGGCTACCTGGCTTAGGTACGCAACGGACGTTTCAGCCTTTTCAGCAAGAAGTTTTTTCTCTTCTGGAGAGAGGCCGACCCAGTGGGATTTGAAGTTATGTGTTTTCATTTGCGAAGATTAGCATTCGCTATGAATAAATGCAATAGCTATTTTTTTACGGAATAAAATGGGATCAATATTTTTTACGGAAAAAAAAAGGCACTGAATTTATTCCGATAAATATATCACCGACCCTTAGTGTCCCTTAGTGTCCCTTAGTGTCCCTTAGTGTCCCTTAGTGTCCCTTAGTGACCACTAATGACCACTAATGACCACTAATGACCACCACAATAAATCGGCTATTTGTTGTGGTTGACTTTTAAGTTTCGCCCAAACATCGAATATAAATCGCAAAAGCTATTGCAGTGTGAATTATCATTTG